TGGTGCTAAAAAGACCATGATGAAAAATGGTGCTAAAAAAACCATGATGAAGAAAAAAACTAAGTAATGACTCGTAAAGACCTGAGACAAAGAGTCGAGAGGCTTTTACAAGATAACGAAAACAAGCGGTGGTCGGACTCTGAAATTAATGGGTATCTTGATGATGCTCAGACAGAGTTTTGTAGATTATCTAAAGTACCCAAAGTTTCTGTTATTCAGAATCTTGTTGATGTAACCAAAAGGTTTACGTCAGCAAGTCTCTCTATCTCAAGCAAGACTGTCACGGTAACGCTTGGGGGCTCTGACACCCACACATTAGTTGAGAATGATTCAGTATTAATTACTGGGAGTTCTAGCAATGACATAAACGGGGCTCAGGTTATTACGTCTGCGACATCAGGGACGAACACGTTTTCGTTTGTCCTTGATAATGCTAGCTCAGGGACTGAAACAGGGATAACCGTACTTGAGACAGGCCCATTCATAGATACACCGTCTTCGATTCTTGAGTTGCAGTCTGTTTACTTGGATGACCGTGAACTAGCGATTTACACGGAGTCTCAGTTAAACAATGTTTCTAATCGTAACAACTCATCAGGAAGATATTTGCAAACTGTCCTTGGGGCTACTCCTCACCCCTTTAATAACATGTCACTGTATAGAAGCAGTAAATGGAAAAAGGTAGAGGGTGAGATTGAAGGCATAATAATTTCAGAAAGATCTGCTAGCTCTTTTAGGTTGTTTCCGCTTCCTAGTAAAGAAGAGCATGTATATTTCGATAAAGATGCTAGTGCAAAAGTTTCTCTCAGACTTGTTGTCAGAGGTGTAAGAGATCCTGATAACTTGTCTACAGACACTTCTGTTCCTTCTATACCAGAGCAATATCAGGAAGGGTTAGTGTTTGGTGCTCTTGAAAGGGCATACTTAAAAGAGTCACAACTAAGAAATGTAGAAAAGTCTGGACTATATAAGACTAAGTTTATGAACTATGTGAGCGATGCGATTAGGAATGAGAATCTTAATTCAACATCTATTACAATGGGTAGAAACCAGGCACAGCTTAGAGTTTACAGATAATGGGTAAAGCAGGTAAATACAACATTGTAATAGAAGAGGGTTCTACTTTTGGGTTGGATCTTCTCTATAAAGACTCTTCTGGTAATAGAGTTGATTTATCTTCATACACAGGAAGAATGCAAATAAGAGATTCTCCTGGTGGAGATTTGATTGATAGTACGGATTCAAACATATCAATAGGTCATAAAGTTCAAAATGGAACACTTGTAACTTCTGGTTTAGGAAATGCTACAAGCACTCATCAATCAAATTTATCTGTAGAAATATCGGCAGCACACACAGCAAACTATGATTTTGAAAAAGCTTTCTATGATATAGAAATACAAGCAGGGACTAACGTGGAAAGGGTCATAGAAGGTAGTGTCACTCTCAGTAGAGAAATAACTCAATAATGGGAAATACAGTAACAGTAAATACTACAACCAACGTTGTAGAAGTAAAATCGCCTGGGACACCAGGACCAGCAGGATCAGGTTATATTCTCCCTATAGCAACCTCATCTGCTCTTGGGGGTGTTAAGGTAGGAAGTCGTTTGACGATTAACTCCTCGACTGGGGTTTTGGATGCTAACGACCAGTCCTATACCTTACCCACAGCAAGTTCCTCAGTTCTTGGTGGGGTTAAGATTGGGAGTGGACTTACTATGGATTCAAGCACTGGGGTTCTGACAGCGAATCCTGGTGGTTATTCCCTACCTATTGCTTCTTCATCAGTGTTGGGTGGTTTTAAGGTTGGCCTCAGACTTTCAATAAATTCTACTACTGGCGTGTTGGATGCTGCTGATCAAAGTTACACATTACCCCCAGCAACCAGTTCAAGTTTAGGTGGTATAATAGTTGGGAGTAACTTGTCTGTGACAAATACTGGTGTGTTGAGTGCTAATGCACAGTCATTAACACCCGCAACATCGTCTGCTCTGGGTGGGATCAAAGTAGGCAGTAATCTCAGTATTACATCTGATGGGACACTCAGCGCAGGAAGCTCTTATAGTCTCCCAATAGCAACATCTAGTGTACTTGGTGGTATTAAAATTGGTCAAAGACTTACGATCAACTCTTCTACTGGGGTACTTGATGCAGACGACCAGAGTTACACACTCCCGATAGCGACATCATCAGCACTTGGAGGAATTAAAGTTGGGGCAAGACTCACAATCAATTCCTCAACAGGAGTGCTTGATGCAAATGATCAAAGCTATACTCTTCCTACTGCAACTAGCTCCGCATTAGGTGGGGTAAAGGTAGGAACAAATCTGACGATAGATGGGAACGGAGTATTAAGTGCAGGCCCGATAGCTCTCACCACAGTACAGACTGCTTCAAGCCAATCTGCGATGTTGGCTCTTACCACGCAGGAAGGTGATGTGGTTGTTAGATCTGATCAAAAGAAGACATACATGCACAATGGTGGTTCTGCTGGTAGCATGTCTGACTTTACTGAGCTTCAAACCCCTGACGATGCAGTAACAAGTGTTAATGGTCAAACAGGTGTTGTCAGTCTTACAATTCCATCAGGTAATATTGTTGATGACACTTCTCCACAACTTGGTGGGAACCTTGATGTAAATAATCAGGATATTGTAACTACCTCAAATGGTAATATTGATCTTGACCCAAACGGTAGTGGGAAGGTTGTATTTAAGGGCAATGCTACTAAAGGCTCAGGTCAGTTTGTTCTTAACTGTGAAAATAATTCGCATGGCATAATTGTTAAAGGACCGCCCCATAGTGCAGGAGCCAGCTATACACTAACACTACCAAACAACACTGGCTCATCAAGTCAAGCATTATTAACAGACGGAAATGGAGTTCTGTCTTGGGGTTCAGTTAGCTCGCTTCCTTCTCAATCAGGTAATGCAAACAAGGTACTGACAACTGATGGGACTAATGCTGCTTGGGACGAGTATGAGGGATCAGTTCTTAACCAAACAATATCAGCATCTAAAACAATTCCATCAGGTAATTCATTCGTGATTGCAGGCCCAGTAACTGTAGCGTCAGGTCAAACACTAACCGTCAGTGGGACAATGAAGGTAATATGAGTATTGTATTAACGCCCGAAGGAACGCCTGCATCTCCTGTAGAGGGAGAACTTTATTACGATAGCACGGCTAAGGGGGCTAAACTTCGTTTTGAAAACGAGTTTAAAGAAATAGGGACTGCGTTTCTTCAAGGCGAACCACACATCATTCCTGGGGTTCTGTATCCCGCTATAGCTGGGAAGTTACTTGATGGTTCTACATCACATTCTGGGAACTACGGGACTGCACAGTCTGACGGAAGATCTTATTACTACACCGACATCAAAGGTAGTAAACCGATTAAAGATCCTAGAGTCGGCTCACACTTTGGTTCTCAACGGCACAAGTTTAAAAGCGTTCAACTTTTAGAACAGGAAACTGCTACTCAGGGTAAAAATGTGTATTCAGTAGACGGGAGAGAATATATCAGGGCATCAGGGGATGGAGATATAACAATTCTTAATAATGCTGATGCTTCATCTGGTCAACTTACTCTGCCAGCAGGGAAAAACGCATATATTGAAATAGTAGGTTATTTTAGTGATGTAAGTGTTATTTCTTATAATAATAACAATAGGGATCTTAGGTATACATTAGATAATGCAACTGAAGATACTACCGATTATGGTTCTGCCAGTATTGGGTCTCCCCTTACGGGCAGATATGTTGACTCAGGTGGATTAACAAATTTCGGATTAGGGGCCACTTTAGGTATTCATACTATTAAAATAACCAGTAAGGAGTCAGGAGAAAATGTTTACGTACACGGTATCGAACTAATCGCCCAAGACACCACATCAACCGCAAACCGATCAAAGATACAGATCCCTAGTCAGGATGTGGTTAGTTATGGGAAGAAATTTACAGTTTCTGGGACTCCGCATTACAACCCCTTCAACAACCAAGCAATCGGTAATACGACAAGCCACGGAAAGAACACAACTGGCTGGACTACATACGATTCCACATTAGACACAGCAACATCTTTAGGATTAGATGCTTGGGTAGACTCAGGTAACTACTACAGACCAGTTAATGGAGGACGGATCGTTAAATGGGTGGACGAAAATGGGAACATTAAGACATCAGTAAACATGATGCCTCCTGCTGGGAGACACATAAGTGGAGGAGGTAATAATGGTCTTCCTACTGGAACATCTTGGCTTACATCATATCAGCCATCATTTATGGCAGGGGCAATAGACCACACACAAGCAGAAGTAGCCAAGACTTTTTACCTTCGTGAGTTCGGGAACGGAAGTGCTAATGGTGGGACAGGGGCCAGTTATGCAGATGCAAGTATGCTTAGTGGTACAGCCGATGATATTTCCTATGTAATGGATGATGGTTTAACGTCTTTATCAGGTGATACTGTACGGAATTCATCCCAAACAGCTAATAATGGCATCCATTACCAAGGCTATGCTAATACCACAAATAAGGGTTGGCATCTGACGTTTATAGGTACTGGATTAACATTTACAGGCAGGGATAGTAACAATTATGAAGGGCCACCTGTTTCTATTGTACAAAATTTACCTTATGGGAGTCATGTAGTTAAAATTTTTACAGATTCAAATCACTCAACTACAATTATTACCGTAGATGGTGTTCAAGTTCATTCAGGTACTACTGCAACGTATTATGCAGGATTAGGACAAGTCACCTTCCACCAACCCAAACGCCCACCAATTCCTGAACAAGCTTGCATTTTATCAGACTTCATGCTCATGGCAGATTTTGTTCCTATTTCAGCCCAAGCTGTAGGAAATATTAGCAAAGGAGTAAGAGAACAAAATACTTCTAGGGATGTTTTTTATGATGGGAGTGGTTATCAAACTATTGGTATGACATCGGTAAGCGCAAATCATAACGGATTTTATCAAGCAGGGCATACTGGAACTCCAAGTTCTGCTACAAGTAATCCGATAAGGATTCCTTCTTTTGGAACAAATATAGTTCACCGTGGTCATCAAAGTCCAACAAAAGCTCAAATCTACATTGATTCAACATCTCAAACTACTACAGATGATTCTACTAATAACAATTATGGGTCTTACCAGTACATAGCTACTAACAAAGATTTAGGAGTTTACAATTGGGGTATCAACGCTACAACAGTTCAATATGCTGGAAATACTACGAGTTTTGAAATAGCCACGCCAATCCACACTTCGTCACATTACCAACCTTTTGAAACTCCATTCCTTAACGAGTTAGTTGGGGGTGACAGGAATATGGAACAGACGAATTTAGTTGTGTCTTCAGATGGTAAGACTTGGGATGAGGTTACAAGGGATGTGAGTTATTTGGGAAACAATTGTATTTCGACAACCACCGATTCAGGTTCAGTTTCGGCAAGCACGATACAAGTATTTGATGAGTGGAGAGGGGAATTTACAACTGGTAATCCTGCGTATAATAAAGATTTTGCAATAGCGTACGATAGGGTTATTTGTTTAAAAGACGGATTTTATCATATTCACGCTCAAACGATAAAAGCTGGGAGTGGAGATAATGATCATGTTGTAATTGTAATAAATGGGAATGACGTATTGCGAGGCCACGCTTCTGGGTCTAATCGAGACACGCCTAACACTACTACAGTAAAACATTTAAAACGAGGAGATTATTTGCAAATTAAAGGATTTTGGTATGGCTCATTTCATCGCTCTCAATTCTTTATATCAAGAGTTAATTAATAATGTTTATCGCAATCAAAGATACAAAAATAACCGCTATTCACGAAGTCGAGTGGAGATGTAGAAAAGATGCTAAAGGCTTAGGTAAATCCGCTTACTGGACTTGGCTTGCTACTGTAACTTCTGAAGACGAAAACGGAACTAAGTCTTACGATTTTAGTGGTGAAGATTATGAGATTATAGAGACAGATGCACTACTTAGTTATGAAACAAAAGATTTTGATGGTAACGATATTACGGTTTTTTTTAATGAATCAGGCCACATAGTTTCAGACCTAGAAGGAATGCACTACCACCTCAAGTGGGATGGAAGTAAAATTGTCAAAGATGATGAGGCACTTACCGCATATCAAACCGCAGAAAAGTGGAAGAACATTCGTGAGGATCGTAATAGACGTTTAGCAGAAACGGATTACCTAGCACTAAAAGATAATACTCTATCTGCTAATTGGAAAACATACAGACAGGCATTAAGAGATGTACCTAGTCAAAGCGACCCTGACAACATAACTTGGCCTACTAAACCAGAGTAAATTATGCCTTCAGTATTCAAATACAACGGAAACGAAATTATTGATAGTAGTGGGAAGGTTACGACTACCGCTTTTCCTACTGAACATTATAGATGGACATCAGGATTTACAAACTCTTGGAATGCATGGGATTGGTCTACTGCAAATCAAACTGAGCAAGGAATTAGAGTTAGAAGGATGGGGCCATTATATATAGTCGATATGTCAATTAATAAAACCGGTAT